AAAGGTAATGGTTTTGAAGCAGATAGTGAACGTATATATATTGAAGATTTAAGCGCATTGACTATGCTCGCAAATGTGTTACAGGCTCAACTAATAGCCCATGCATATGGCGATGCCCTCATTCCTCGACCGTTTCAAGAATCTAAACACACGGTTAGAGGGCAAATACATTTTATGACATGTTGCACTGGGAATAAATCCTCATTCGACAGAAGCAATACTAATTTAACCCCCGAATTTTTCCGTTATATGTTTTCAACACAAGGTGATTTTTCCTATGGTATTCCTTCAGTTGGGTGTCCTCCTGCTCGCACTTTTATGTATGAACTTTGTTCAAATCGCCATTTCATATATGGGCTTGCTACGAACAGCCAAACTGGAGTTTATTTGGGCCTAATGACTCGTTATCACACTAGTCACGATGAAAAATTGCCAATAGGTGTATTTGTTGGGATTCATAGAGCCCCCCCAACTGATAGCCATTTTGTCAGCTGGGTAGGTGTCCTAGATAGGCGCCTAGCCGGGGCTTACGAGGGTTATAAGTTTGCCGAAGATATAATTTTCGCGCCCAGGGGTACATCAGTGCCGGTTCTACAAAAGATTAGGGAGCCATATGTGGACTATTCCAAACCAATAGTTTGTGTTAACGGGATTCACAGATATGATAGTGGTTCGTCATGCAAATTTTGTGTGTATAACAAGACTACCATTGGTGATCGTTCTCTAAAATCCAGCTATATTTATCTTGCTGCACCAACTAGTACGGCGGCAAATGTTGCGGGATTAATGTCACGGTCTTTCTCCCATACTCCTTCGGGTCAGGGTATTTCAACCATAATTGTCAATTGGCTCTTAGGTGATAATATACCTGACTCCTCTTTATCGAGGTATCCCATTCCAGGGGAGAAGCAGTTTCTCGAGGATTATAAAAATGATCGTCGAAGAATCTGGAAAAATGGGTATATGTGGCCTCATCATACTGTATGGTATGATAGGTCCCCTAGAGCCAGTTATATAAATGGCCCTCCCCACCTTTGGATTGGAGCTCGAAAGAGCCCTTGGGTGTTTAATTTAGGCATGAATAATTACCCACCTTTGGTTCAACCATTGGGTAAGACTTTGTCCAGTGATGGGTTAAGTCGGGATGACGCAATCAAATATGGTATTATATCTGGTGATGGCTCTTGGTTAACTATACCACACAGTTATACCACTTATGAATCGATGTTTTATGATCTATGGTTTTGTGCCGACTATGGACCTATGGGATCTTACTTAATCGATCCTGAATATCATTGGGTAGGCAAATTCCATAAGGACTATATAACGCCAATTCTCACTTGCGGTGCTCATCCTATACAGGCGATTGAAGGTCCTGGGTGGTTCGTGAATGCTGAGGAGTTTAGATTAGCCGACTACTCGTGTTTGTATTTAGCCATTCTGGGTGTTTGGTGGGAAATTGGTAAATTAAATAACCCACATTTGACTAATTCCTGGTTGGGACCTTCTTTTGGTAGTGATGTAGTTGGTGACATGTCGTGTTGCACTGGCGTGAAAACTGGTACTGATGTTACAAGTAACGGGCTAACGGATAATAACATCCGCGATATGACGGCGTATTTTTCACCTAATTATCACGGGCTGCGAGCTCCGGAATTGTTAGTTTTACGATCAGTCGCGTTCTGCAATAGTCGAGATGATAACTTTATTACAGGGTGGGCAGCAAATATATATACTCCGTTGTTCCCTTTTCTTTCTACTAAGGATCATGGGGAACGTGACGTAGTGTTGCCCATGGAAACTTGGGTCGTGCCGCCTACTACCACTCGGTGGCCCCATCACCTGACAACGTGGTTAGGGGCTGGAGATCACCATTTGCGTCAAGGGATTGGGCCAAATAGCAATATTGTTAACATCATATATTCCAAACGAGGGGCATCTGTTAAAGCTCTTATGCGAGGAGGTCTCCGTCAACCAGGGGTTAAAACTATGCAATCCTGGTCCAATACATGTAGTGTGGGCCATGTTATGATGACAAACCAGTGTGAGACTTGTCAGCTCATTAATGATCCCGATTGTGGTGTGGTTCTGGGATCGTCAGATATGAGTGTTCTCCCATGGGTACCCTATAGTGCAATCAAATGTTCTATAATATCTTTTGGGGCCACCGGAACTTTCTCCGATGAAGATGAACGTGAGGCTCGCCAATGGCTACATCTACATACTAGTGTAATGCCAAAGCCCCCGACTAGAGTCGAAGAGACAAAAACTTCGATGCCTTTTTATGACATTTACAGAGGTATTAAGACCATCTTGACCTGGAACACGAAGTTTGGTGTTTGGGATCATATCTAGTTAATGACTTCCTTTTGCTATTTATGTGCAACAATTCCAGTCTACTATAGACAAAACTGTGAAATTCAGTAATGGAAGTTCGTGAGATAGTCGATGAATTCTTGGCCCGAAGCCCCTTATGGACCGAAGATCCTGTGGCAATAGATGATCTAAGGAAACAAGTTATGGCTGTGAACCCGCATGACCCATCTATTCGCGCTATTGAAGGATTGATAAAACTAAGCTTATCAGATGGTATGAATGAACACACATTCAGCGAGGACTATTACAGGTGCCTAAATTCATTAAAGACAAGAATTTATGAGCATGAATTGTGGTCAGTATTAAATGAGCAGCATTCACCTACGGCATTAGCTGAGCTATTATCGACATTTAAAGCTGATGCACCACATCACATTTTAGAAGCTTTATGTTTTGTTGAAGCTCGGCAGAGTGAAGTATTTACCCATATTTCGCCTATAGGCCTAGATGATTTCCAGCTATTTTTGCGGCATGAAAGAGAATTTTTCCAAGGTTTAGACCAAATACCTTTAGGTATTGGGTATGCACAAAAGATACATGAGGCATTGTTAGAAAATTTTCAGTATAGTAGAAGCGCCTTTGTTTTACGAGCGAACACTATCACTGATCTTCTGGACACTTTTAACCCGACGAATGCCCCAAATTTTGGCCCAGAAATAGGAGGCTTATGGCATAAGGGTCTACGGTTGTTCAAGCATCCTGACCAAGTCATGACTAAACAGTACGATGATTGGTATAATGTCGCGATCATGTTTGCTGCCACTGAGCCTCAAGCTTTGCAGATCCACATGAATGTTTGGCCTTCCCCGATTAATCATGATGATGGTGTCGGGCAATGGGCCGATGTCATACAGATATCTGCCGCAATTTTAGCAAATTTCTGGGAGGCAGGTGCCCAAGATGAAATAGCTATAGATTTACTAAAGCCAATCGTTTATGGGCTTGCGTTAAAGATTATCCCAGACGCAATGCCAACACGCGACGCTCGTCTTCGTCGGTGGCTGTGGGGTGTTGTTACTTCCACACCATCCACGGTAGGGAGGGTTACTATGGGAATATCATGGTTATTTGGAAAAATTAGAAGAGCTATTAATAAGCTAAATATCCCTACAGGTATTATTCTTGGATTGGGTAACATCATTACCACAATTGCTATGAAGATTTATGAACTTTTAGATAATATTATGTCCATAATCTTCCAGGGGTTAGGTGATGTTATAGGTGGATCCTATGGGTCTGTGATAGAATATTTCTATTTATCTAGGGCATTTCTATCCGGCATTTTGCCAGAAGCCCGTCGTAGGCCAAAAGCCGTTTGGGCCTTATTATTCACCAACAATTTCACTAGGTTGACTCCCGGAGAAAAGTTTGCTTTAAGCTGTAAAGCTATGGAAGTGCCAACAAAACACCCTGGGTATTATGCTTGGGCCCAAGAAAGATTAACAGCTCTTAAACAGTTAGGTGTTGATGTTATCACTGAGCCTAGCATACCAATAAGAGGGTTTAAAATACCCTATAACCCAACAGTACCATATGATGCTCTTGTTGATGAAGTGCCATTATTGACTCGCCCCGTTGATGTTAATCAGATTGCATCCAAATTCACGGAAAAATTAGTGAATCTTGGTGCTCCACGTGGTGTTTCTAATATGTATTTTGCTACCCCCTCTGCAATAGTCAAGAGCATTTCTAGGTACTCTGTTGATCGCGTTGAGGGTGATCTGGCTCTAAAAACACGTATGAAGATGACAGCTCACGCATTGGCAGATAGATACCCAGATATGTATAAGGGAGCCAAATATTTGACACCAGCCGCTGCACTTAATAAAGTGAAAGTCAAGTATTCACCTGGGTTACCCTTTATTCCACGTTATAGGGACCGAAAAGAATTGGCTAAACATGGTATTCTATCTGCTATTGCTAAAGAGGCAGAACGCTTGCTCATGCAGGGGACCCATCCTCATACTTGTGCGCACTGTTTCGTTAAGGATGATGTCATAGGTCTACAAAAGTTACTTGATGGTAAAAACATTCGCACTGTTATAGCTAGTGATATTTTGTCGAATGTGATACAATATTGTGCCACTGTTGAGGCCACTCGTCGTCAACCGCCAATAGATTCATTTGTTATGAATGCTGTACCTAGGACGGAAGGTGGTTTTCGCCCTTTTTATGAAAGGTTGCAACAATTTAAGTATATCTTCCAGGCAGATGCCAGGGAGTTTGATTCTAAATTAGGCCCAGTCATAACTGTTGATGGCTTATCCGAGTTGCGGTCTTTAGGCTATGAAGGTTCTTTGGCACAGTCCATTATATCATCACAGATTTATGCCTCAGCAGTTGCGCTGCGATTTGCCGAGCTGATAGATTTATCAACTGGGCACCCCATCCCGAAAACTGGTGGGTTGATGACAGGACAGGGTAATACGTCAGTTGACAATCGTGATTCTTTTCGACTGATGTGGATTTGTGCGTGGTCTTTTGTTACAGGTAAACCACCCCATCTATTTTGGGATGATAATATAATAGGTAATGCAGGTGATGATGATGCAATAGGTACCAACGAACCTCAATATATTGATGATATTATACAGTTTATAACGAGGTCGTTTGGCGTAGAAGTAATCGTCGAAACTGTCGGGTTTGAAAATTTGTCGTTAGTTGGTATGCGACCCATACCGGTACCACCTAGCTCTGTCCAATATTATACTATTAATGGTATACCTGTTCCAGCTTTTGCCATTGCAGGAGATCCCATGGCCTTGTTGGCAAAGCGAACTAATTGGCGCATGATGATAGCCGGCAAACATGATATAGCGTTCCTAATGCGCCACCTTGATGGAGTTATTGGTAGCGCATATCTGACAGCTCACATGACTGATATATATAGTTTAATGTTGGATGAATATATTGAGGAATGTACATACATTTTATTGCGCTTTTACGAGAAAGTAAAGGTCGAAATTTTTAAGTCAGAACTTGATGAAAATGTTGGTGTTTTCATTCATCTTGGTACTGAACGCCAAAGATACAAAGGACGAACATCGAATGTTAGATTATGGTTGAAAAACCATAGGTTCCCCATGTATTCAGACATTATGAGGATCGCCTTAAAACCCCAGGATCCCACTGCCACCAAAATGAGGAAAGATCATTTAAAGATTTTATCATGGATCCCCACTGTTCCTATAGTGGAAAGAGGGCTATATGGGATCCTATCTTTACGAGAAGCAATGTATTCATGGATCCCTAATCATGTTGCCCGATCTTTACCTGAGTTTAGCGGCCTAGACCCCACATTTGTACTACGGAACCATGATTATACAATTGCAAAGTTTACATGGTTGAGCCTTTACCACGCAAATAAACAAAAATTACCAAAATCCGCTGCCTTTCGAGTTGTTCTTCGAGAGAACCCATATGCATCTGCTGAGGACCCTACGGGGTTCTTGGGTTGGCTTGCAGATGACCGAAATTTAAAAGAGTTGGTTGAGAGCAATTTGGAGCATTTGCGAGCCCAAATGGTAGTTATAACAGCAATTTATTGGTTTATTGAAACCATTTTTACCACAGTTAAAAATGTTCCTGTGTTGTCAATAATTTTTAATCTGTATGCTTTTTCTACACGGGACATAAATCGACTCTATGCGGCTCTAAATTATATTTATTTAATAGCCACAGGTAGGTCATCCCCCATTATTAGTAATCTTATGCCGCCTGATCCATACGCGTGGATCAAACAATTTGCTGTGACCATGTCAGCTTTATTGCCCAGGCGAGCATATTTCTACCTATTACCCGGGGTTAAGGTGGTGGCAAATGTAGTTCCCCAAATGGTTGACCTGCTCGCTGGTGCTGACACGTTAATGGGTCCAAGGCCCTACCGGCAACTGTTTCAGCAGTTGGCAATCCCTGATTCTTGGTCTCATATAATTTATGAAACACATCGAATAATCGAGTCGGATAAACCAGCCACGATTCTCGTGGTTGCGGCAACAGGGTCTGGTAAGTCAACGATATTTCCCGCCGGCTTATTCACATTGGGCTCATTTAACGGTACTGTCTGGCTATTGTGCCCAACTATAGTTTCAGCTGATGAATATGAAAATGACTTTTTACCTGAAAATTTTAGTCAGAGGTTGTCTCTGGGAGTTGTGAATGATAATTCACGACGATTGAAAATACTCACATATGGTCACGGGAGAAATCGTATCCTTAAGGAGGCGAAGCCTGGTGATATTATCATCCTGGATGAAATACATTTGTCTGAGCCCGAACAATTTATGTGTTTTTATGCATTCCCAGAACTCACCAGGATAGGCGTTACTGCCACCCCTTCTGGGACATATCCACTCCCTTTTGAGACCACTTTACATTGGATTGGTGCTCCACGATTTAATAGGCGTGTTGTCCCTGTCAATATGGATTTTCCATCTTGGTTAGGCATGAAAGCCACCGAGGATTTGTCTATATTTGACAGAGCATTGATTATTTGCCATAGTCTCCCTGAGGTTAATAAGATTATACAAACCTTGTCTCGGTTAAGTATAGTAGGTCGTCCTTTATCATCAGAATTCTCTGATGTCCCTCGAACTGGCACTATAGTTGCTACCAATTATGTAGACACTGCCATCACCATCATGCCACCACCAAATGTATTAATTGATTTTGGAAAGGTTTTGAAATTTAGTTACGACTATTCCCAAATTCTCCCTGTAGTAAATATAGAAGTTGTCTTTACATCGCCGGCGACATCGCAACAACGTCTAGGCCGGGTTGGTCGCAAAGGCGATGCCATTGCCTATGTATTCAGTGGAGCAGGTTCAGGACCTACCCCTGGACCTAGGATAACTCCGTTTGCAATTCTCAATGATGAGAGTTTAACCGAATCTCTGCTTGGTATGTATCGGCTGGCGAATCCTCTGGTTATGATAGACAAATCACTACCTGGTATGCTTAAATGGATCACAGTGTCATCAGGTTTTGACACCCCCTTAAGTAATCAGAATGATGTGGCCTTGGCACATTTCCTTTTTATACGTATGAGTGATCAGTTATTGGGCGAGCCATTATATGAGGAATGGCTTGATCTACGAATTGAAAGATCACCTCATGAAATTATAAATGGTATTGTTGAAAATATCGCCCAGTCGGGGTTAGGTGATCCCCTTTTGGGCAATTATCATGCTGCAATGGGCCTTTTAATGGGTGGACTTCTATCTGTTGGTAGCCATGGTCGATTATTTCCAACTGCTGCAATTGGTATTGTCGATAATATCATAATTCCGTCAGGAGTAGCGTTAGGCACCATTCACGGTTGGCGAAACACCATTTTTGTCCCTACAACCATACCAAAATTGAGGCAAAAATTTTATCGTGACATATCCTATGTTATAAACACTCCTAATGATGGCACGTTAATTCGTACACATGGAGAAGCTGGACATCTTGATATTATCCCGTTTACATTTGTGGATGATGCCACTATCTTCACTCCAGTTTTCTGGCGTGACGTTGCTAGCTTTATCAATGATGAACATCATAAACTTTTAAAAGCCCCATTAGTGCAATCTCATCAAACAATTGAAATTGTCATTGGGCACCTTGCCCCAACAGGTAAAGAGCCATTGCAATTTGGGGTTGTTGTGGGTTCTTATACTATGCCATTGGTCGCTTACAAACTTTTTGCAACTCGTTACGTATTTCCTTCCCCAATAAGTGATGTAGCTCTCGCTTTGGTGGTTGGCGCAGGGGTGCCTGATCAATGGATTGTCATATATGGAAACATACCTGAGGTCATTCGTCCCATTGTGTTCACCAAGCAATGGGGCGGGTTACTAATGAGCGAAGATTACACTTGGGCTATCATGAATCCACGGTATATTCGATCATTCACTCATGGGTTGCTTTCTGCAGCTTCACTTGGGAATAATGTCGGTCATGGATATACCATGAGTATTCCTAAATTTGTGTATATATTCAGCAATGACGGTCCCGCTAGAACATTACACAATAGTGAAACACCCTGTCGAGTTCGTGATGCTCGCTTAGTGGTGGTTCATTAAAATAATTTCCAGCTTGTATTTCAAGCAATATCGTGAAATTCGATATGGGAGTGTACTGGTTTATATTTGGTTTAGGCATATTGGCTGGTGCCATTGCAACGCCATTCATCATCCAGATGGTTAAGGACATGCAATACCATGATGCTGTCCAGAATAAAATCGATGCTGAAAATCGCAAACGGGCTGACATTAGAGGGAAAATGAAACAAATGGCATGTTGTGGTGAATGGGTCAATATTGACACACCTAGCGATGATCATATCATCAAATATAAGTTCTCGAGAAACCCTCGCTGGTTTCATCAAGCCGATTTGACAGCCATTGAGGAAGAATTAGCTAATAATACATGGAAGGTCGACACGAATCGAGTTGTATCCAATGATATGGTAGTGTTGGATCTATGGGTAGAGCAAGGCTTCCCAGAAACTGTTCTCATTGCTCCTATTTTGTTACGAACCTTTTCTTGTGATCGTGGTAATTGGGGAGTTGGTCTACCCAATGAGATTCATTGGTTTGAGCCAACTCCGAAATGGTTCAAACTTGACAGGGGAAATATTCGTCGCATAAATGTCGTGGGAACAGAGTGTCGAGACTGTGGCCTAACTATCCCGTTTAACACGCCAACACATGATGAACATTTCCCGGATATCCCTAGATCCACCCTTTTTGAGCAATTCATTTTCCCAAAAATCACTGATGAGGATACGCTTCGATATACAAAACTTTGGTTCAGTGATGAACAAGCAAAACCCTTCTGGGGAATAGTCGCTTGGCGAGTAAAAGATCAAAATCCCAATGTGATATATTACGCCAACGCCAATTTCAAAGTTACTATTTGTGATAGTGGGGTTTGGCAACCTCATCCAGAGAACTATGAATTTATACCATCGGTTTTTAATCAGATTGTATTCAATATCAATCATGCCACGACTAGAACAATTGATTTGAGCCTAGTTCCGCTTCCTACTGTCAATTCCCCCGACTATAGTGAGCGGGATGAGTCAACAGATAGTGATGTTAGTAGTGATAAGTTAGATAAAGATTCTCATCGTTCTCCTCTTCACCTAACATCGCCACTTGCAGATCCAATAAATGACGACAGTGAACACATTGTTATTGCTGATGATGAGATTTTTGGCTCAACGGAAGCTTCTATTAGATCCTCTTCTACAAAACCTGAAGTGGAAGAGAGAGCTACTGCACCCCACTTAACGCGAACAATGATTGGGATGTTAGGGCCGTCCCGTGCTGGTAAGTCAACCCTGATCTCGATGTATGGGCCGCCAATGATAGTGGGTGATGGTACCAAATCGACAACATTAGGTGTCCAAGTATGCATAGGCAACTATCCGTATGACAATTGTCAATTTGCTGATTTTATGGGATTTGAAGACACTAGGTTTCCTCCGGCGCTCACTATGTATAATATACTAAATGGCCTGGTCCCATATTTAAACCACTTTGATAATATTGCCCCGGTAATAGTGATGCCGCATAACAATCTTGAGGTAAATGAATATAAACACATTTGCCCTGAATTGATAGGAAACCACCCTCTACTTGTTGTCAATACATTTGGAACCGTGGTTAATACATCCCATATTGAAGACACACTCAAGAACCAATCACCAGATTCAATTGTTATGATCCTGGATGTATTAAATATGACTAATAAACAGAAGGCTGAAATTTTCAAGAACGCTATGTTAGGTTTATTGGAGTTACCAAAGGGATTTGAGCCCAAGTCTCATCCCTGGGTTGTACAACGGCTTCCCCAAATGTTGGAGACTCTAACCCAACAGATGACCAATTGGTTATTATTAGAAGATAGTCAACGTGAACCATGGGTTGATTTCGAAGAATTAATCTATCCGCTGTTACCATTATGGCCTCAAATGGATTCTCTTGCACAGAAGTTTTTGGAATCGCCTGGTCCTGTATCAGAGACATTTAGAGACTACACTAAGTGGTCCGCTTTGTCTAAGACAATGACAGTGGAGTTACCTACTTTTCTCACTGACCCTGCCGTCCCAAGCTTTATTTTGTGCAATAAACATAATCTTAATGCTGGTAAGCTATTGACTGAATTCTGGTTGATCCACCTTCCCATTGAATTCCCAAATCTTCATGGCGGTCAGCCTCGGCAATTAATGCCTAAAGATGAAGTTGACAAGATGCGCGCTTTTATTCAAAATATCACTTCTGTTTATCATGCGCATTTGGTTCCTCCAATTGTATCACGATTTGTCCAGGATTTTGATAAAGACCTTCATACTATGTCATCAGAGTGGAAGGTGTTACCTATCATAACAACACAGATGATTTATGATCTAGAATCGAAATTAACTGGTAAATTGCCTATGTGGGCATTAGTTGATGGTGGCCCTACAGCAAGATCTTTCTTGCTAGCAATTGATGCATCTCTTCGACATACAAGACAATTCCCTGACCACAATGAATGTCATTTATTAACGAACCAGGCCACATTCCCTTCTGCTGATATTTCAAGTGGTGATGTAGTAACTTGTACAAATTCACCTGGTCATTATATACATGTCAAATCACATGGCATTGTCAAATGTAACACAATGTTATCGTTGGAAGTCTTTGAGTATGATGAACGTTCCATGAGTAAACCATTTGTCAAGGCTAGGAAATTACCTGAAGTTTTTCCATTAGGGGAGTGGATAAAATATGGTCCAGGAGTTGTTTACAAATTCAAACTTGGCAACAATTGCTACCATGCTCTACCTAATACAGCCAACAAAAATTTTATGCTAACCTATGATGGTACTTGGTATTATCTGACTTGCAAACCAGGTGTGCATTGTGTCAGAATCTTCCCAAAGATCCCATCAACAGTTATCGATTCCATCAGATGATATAACATTAATGTGCTATACAACTAATATATTGTATTACAAATTTGTATGCAACCAGTTACATGGTAACATTTCAGTGAAATTCTGAACATATAAAATGGGAGTGATAGAGGACATCCACAAAATCTTATCTGCAGTCCATCAATATGTTAAAAATATTTACACTACAGTGTCTCAGATCACTGATAGATTGAATATGATTATTGAATTGTTGGAAGATATACGTACCATTTATGAGCACAACAGGGATAATCCCCCCGTAACAGTATCCGAAGTGGCTCGTCGTTTTGGTGGCGATGAGAATGGTACCTTGCGAAAAGATGAGCAAATTCCCGAGGATATAATAACGTCACCATTGATGATTTTTCATAATCAACTTCTTGTACAAACCCAACAATTAAAGAACGCTACAATACCGTTGACTGACAGCCGGACAAAAGATCACTCCTTTACAATATTGGATGACAATTATTTTATTCATTTAATGGGTAGATTAGAGGGCAAGAAAAATTTATCTTACCTTGGGGATGCTTATATATTCTTCCATTTATACCGAATTAATCCTGCACTGGTTGCTCATCGAACATCCAATGCATTTATTTGTGAGATTTTTAAACAATATCCTTTGGGCTATGGTAGTCTGGAATCTAAAGCCGATGTGGTAGAAGCTACTATTGGCAAGGCTTTATTGGATGACTTTTTCCCTATGGAACAAATAAAAATGTTGTTTCCAACGTCTGATAAACGGTTAGTTGAATCACATGAAATGTTTATGGCTAAAATAATGCCAAAATTTGTTGCAGGTGATTTCCTTTCTACCAATATTAAAATGAAAGCATCAGCACGCCGAGGATGGGATATCTAATATTAGCCTAATTATCGATGTCTCATATAATATCTCAGCGTTTAATAACGCAATTGTCGTGAAAATCGATTACATAATTGTTGTAAAGCAAATGTATTGGGTCGTGAAGGCGGTGATCAAAATTGTCGCCAAACTAATTGGTTTAGCTACCTACCCTTTTCGGCGACCAGTTGTTTTCCCGGAGAAAGCTAATCCATCAGGTAAACAGTTGGTCTTGACTCAAAATGAACTTTTAGTTGTTATTCAGGCTTTGCTTAAGGTCGACAGCAATACATTAGTGGAGACCCTGACACATAGTTTGACAAATAATCACTATGTATTTGAGAAGGATGGGAGAATTCACGTACGATTACTACATAGAACCACAGCTAGCTTTAGTCCGACCACAAGGACTAGCACAGAAGAAGTTGATCTACTCTGGGCAATTCATCAGCTAAAGGCTAGTCGTGGCTGGGTCCGTCGTAGTTTTAGTTTGCCTATAGTGCTAAAATTTGAAATAGATTATATTTTGTATTTACCACTGTACAAAATGGAACCCTCAGAATTGCACCATGTTTTCCATGACACCAATCTGTGCTTGGAACAACTAGTACTATAAAATATTACCATTGACAACTGTCAAATTGACGTGAAATTCGTCTACCTTCATTTCCTTACTGTGTCATGAAGACTCTCAGTATCATGCGTTCCCCATTTATTTGGGGATCATTATCAACAATAGTTGTGTCCTGGTGTATTAAACGGTCTATTCAATGGTTATTGAATCGCATTCGCATTCGTTGGTTCAATAACACCATTGCAATCCCCCTAACTAGTTGTTGTAGGGGGTATATTATGCGACAACGATTTTTGGGTAGGGCCACGGTCTACCAACCTAGACCGTTGGTTCCTATCCCTAAATTATATCATCATGTATTTAAGTCATTGATCCAACAGCGGAAATTTGCTCAATTTCGCTCTGATGTAAAGCTATGTAAAAAGTGGATCAAGAAATTTCAACGTTTGGCCAAATCTCGATTACATGCCCGAAGGGCACATGAGAATTGGAACAAGTTGAATGATCAATATAAATTATCACTTAATATACAGCCTATGAAACCCCAAAACAAACTTGGCAATATATTGCCACTAGTGCTGAGCGAAGGGAATCATAAACCATTAACTCTATCACAATTAATTTATAAGGCAAAACCTTATTATTTACTTTTTAAAATCAATGACGCGCTCGAGAATAACATCATCAAAATCGTTTCCCAGTTCTTTGAAGGGTTTATGAAGGTGCCCATAAACCAGAAACGTGACGAGCTTTATATCAAGCGTGCAAAAGGCTTTTATAGTGTGACAGATGCGACCACATATGTACCTGGCAAACTCCGTGATGTATCAA